TATCCGCCAGCGCCTCCCAGGTCGAAGTTCGGGTAGCCCAGGCCTCCGTCAATTCCTTCGTCCGAGATGACGGGGGCATATGTGCCCAAGGGAAGGTCAACTGCCTCTCCTTTTTGTGGCCATGGGAGACAGGAGGTGAAGTAGTCATGGCGTTTGGTCCTCTTGAGGAGTTCGTAGTCTGTTTTGGTGTCTGGGCCGTTGTCGGTGTTGATGGTGACACTATCGGTGAGATTTTGGTCCCGGAACCACTCATTAAAGATGAGGTTATAAGCCCTACACCAGAGAGCGTTGATCTCGAGATCAGGTACCTCTGGGGGGATTCCGAGGTAATCGTAGAGCGAGTCTTCATCGAATCCTCCTGTGTCGCTGTCGATGACAGGGACTACGTAGTCGGTGCTGTCTCCGGGATCGGTTTGTGATCCGTTGAATTTTTCCCAGTTTTCCCAGAGGAGTCTGTTTGGTACCGCGAAGAAGAAGAAGTCCAGGTATAGGTTGTCCATGATTGGTTCGAGCAGTGTGGTGAGTCGTGCGAAGGCGGTGAGCTTGAGCTGGATTGTGTCTCCTGGTAGTGCTTCGTCGCAGTAGATCGGGTAGAGGTACCCGGATTCTGTTAGTTGTGATTTGATCGAGTGGCTTCGATCCAGTGTGCTTCGCGGAATGTTGGCTTGCGGAATAGTCGCAAAGCTGTGTTGTCCGCCTGTTGTGCTGGGATGTCTAGGATTCCTGACCATTGTTGATGTCCCTTGTGAGTGCTTGTTGGAGTTGGAGTCCGGTTCCGTAGTTGTCGAAGGCCATGAGGGCTTCGACCCACCCGGTTTCGTCGTCGAAGGATCCTATGTGAAATAGGGTGTAGTCGGCGGCGTGTTTATTGAAGGTGTGTCCGTCTTGGTTTACCGCGTCTTGAAACATGCGTAGGGCTTGGCCCTTGGTTTGTGCGTAGAATGGAGGGAGAAACGCGTCGACCTTGCTGTCGTAGATACTCATGATTTGGTGTAGCATAGTGTGCGTGCTCCTTTTGTCGAGGTTTCCTCTGGATTGAGGTCGCCCCTCTGTTGATGCGAATGTTGTGTCTGTTGCTGTTCCCCGTCGGTGCTGTTCTTTGTTTGTCATTGCTTTTCGTTTGGTTTTTGCCGGCTCTTGCTATGCATCGATCGGTGGTGTGTTCTGGTGTAAGGATGCTCTGCTCTTTTTTTTCATTGTTTTAGTGCCTCTAGAATTGTGTTGATGAGGTCTGTGAGTTTGTTGGCGATCTCTTTGAGTGTTTCCCAGAGGTCCATTATTCTAGCTCCCTGTTGAGCATTTTCATTTTAGCTTCGAGGACGATTTCTTTATCTCGAAGGCGGGCTGGTGTGTTGTCTGCCTTGTGGAGTTTGGCTTTGTCCGTTCGTTCTTGTTTGAGTTTGGCGTGTAGTGTGGGATCTGTGTACTCAAGTATCCCGTCGTAAAACTTCGGCGGCGGCGCTTGCCTGCCGTTGGTGACGACGTGATCTCTTGGATAGACGTCGGTGTAGTATTTGTCTAGCCAGCCCTTCCCGAGTCCAGGGTTTCTGGACATTGTTGTATAGGGCCGTTTCCGGTCTCCGTGTTGGTGGATTGCTTTGCCAGGTGTGCCGTCTCTGGCTTTCTTTTTCAGTGTGTAGCGCGCGATGTAGCCAGCGCTTTCGAAGGTAAGATCTCCAATAGGCGTGAATCCTTTTCCCCAGATGTGTTCGAGGGTTTTTGATTTCCATAGAGTGTCTCCGTTCGCGGTGGTGTCGTGATAGACGCGATCGTGAGAGAAGTCGTGTCCGAATATCGCCGCGTGTAAGTGTGGTCTTCCGAGTTTGGCCCCGTATTCTCCGCAGTGGAAGAAGCGGAAGGGGCCGATGTCTCGACGGAATTTTTTGGCGAAGTTTTGCCAGTGGTCGAGGATGAGCTGGTCGGGGACCAGGTCGTCGTCGTAGGTGAGAGTGATGAACGAGCTTCGCTCGTAGAGTTGGCTTTCGTGCATGATGCGCACTGCCCAGTCTCGAGCGTGGTCGAGGCGGCAGCCGGTGCATCGGCCACAGGATACCGTCACAGCGCCGGGCCAGTCTGGGAGGATTGTGTGAGTGAATTTCACTTTCCCAGACGCGCGACGGTACCCTGTGAGCGGGTGATGGCAGGCCATTTTGTGAGGCCGCTGTAGCCCGCTACAAGCGCCAACCACCCCTCATGGGGGTAGCCCTTAGGTTCTTGTGGTTGATGCGCTTGATGCCCTTCCTGAAGTTCCTACGGGACGATTTTCGAGAGAGCTTTCGGCGTCGCATGTTGTCTCCTTTTTCCCGGGGGAGTGTTTCCCCCGGGAGTATACCAATTGGGTTCTTGATCTCAATTGGTATGACTGACCGGACCGTTATTCCCCCGGAGGGGGTTCGGGAGGATCAGGCTCCCCCTGGGGGGGTTCCGGCGGAGCCGGGGGGGGTTCTGGATCCGGTGCTTTGACGAGGCCGAGCTCGACGGCTGCGGCGAGGTTGTCTGGATTGAGAGCGAACCGGAGTAGTTCTCCGGGTTCGTTGTCGAAGTGCTTGCGGATGTGTGCCGGAAGGCTGTCGAAGGTGTCTTGCGCTTGTTTCATTTGGAGCTGTGCGTTGAAGTAGTCGGGAGCGTCTGCGAAGTTGCCGTAAGCTGCCAGGTTTTCTGGCGGCGGTGGCGCTCCCTTTGTGATCCAGTTTCTGACGAGGGTGTTGATGTTGCACTCGTCTTTGAAGTGTTGCTGTGTTCGCGGTACGTCTTTGGAGCAGTCGAGCTTGGGTCGCGGTCTGTCTTCGTACATGGTTAGCGTCTCCGAAAGTAGTTGATGAGTGGACCGTACTCTTGTTCGTGCGGTCGGTTTTTGAATCCACCGCGTCGGTAGTGTTGTTTTCCTTGTTTCCGTCGAGAGACGGGTTTGCGGTAGATTGTGGGTCTAGTGATGGAGCCGGGAGGAGCGACCGGGTCTCCCCCGGTAGGTTTTTGGATCTTGTCGTAGAGGAGTTTCGCTCCGGCGGCTGTACCTGGCCCCATCATTTCCCGGACGCGGAGAGCGTCGGGATTGTCGACGTAGAATTTGAGTCGCATTTCTTCGAATGCAGTTTGGATCTCCTGTTGTCGGAGGTTTTGTGTTTTGATTTGAGCGTCAGTTGTAGCGAGTTCGGTTTGTGCTGTGAGAAGGTCGCCTTGTTTGCTGGCGAGCTGTTTTGCTGTGACTGCTTGTGCTCCAGCGGCGGCGGCTTGGCCGACGTTGCCCGCTGAAGCGGATCCGGCTGGACTGCTGGGTGTTTTGGAACTCATCCCGCGTACTGCGAGGATGGGATTGAGCCCAGCTTTGATGAGGTCCTCTACTGTGGCTTGGTAGTGTGTGGCGCGCATTCTTTTCATCCACTGCTGCGCTTGGCGCTGCATGTGGAAGGTCGCGCCTGCGGACCCAATTCCTGAGAGTGCTTGTACGGCGCCTCCTCCGATGGCGCCGCCAACGACGCCAGCCATTAGAAGTGATCCACGAGGCCCGGTACAGATCGGACGGGCATCGGTCTGGTGTGTTTGGCGCTGATCCACCCATCGAAGAGGTAGAGGTAAGCGCCGTAGGCGACGACTCTATCTGTGGGTGGATCTTCTTTGATGAAGGTGTCTCCGAGGACGGGTAACGAGCTGAATTCCTGGGCTAGGTGCATGTAGTCGAGGCTGATGGAGTGTGTGGAGCGCATAGCTCCTGTGATCAAGCTGGGCTTGTATCGGTACTCGGCGTAGCGTTCTTGATATCCAAAGACATCGTCGTCGTCGGTGCCGCCGTCACTTCCTTGTGTGTAGATCTCTTTATTGAGTACCGCTTGTTCTGAGAGGTGTGCTAGGCTAGGCCAGTAGTAATCATATCGTGTTTGCCTAGACCACATTCTTTCAAGACCTTGTTGATAGGAAAGGTCTGCTCGGCTGGCGACTACACCGATGAGTGTGCAGTGTTCAGTGAAGCTCTTGGTGAATCCGTTTTGGCCTACTGCGGTGCCGTAGGCACCGAGATTGCCTACATAGCTTCCCATGCCGGACTGATAGGTTTGCGCGACTGCGTGTGTGACTACGTTGATTGTGCCTCCACCAAGAAATTCAGGACGTTGAAGTCGGAAGTCGGGTGATGTTACACCGAAGTGCGATTTCAAGACTTCTACGTAGCGGGTTCCGCCGCGTGCGTCTCTTTCTAGCATTTTTTGCATTTGAAATGCTTGACGCAAACTAGTGATAGTTGCGGCAGTGGCGCTACTCAAGTCTGTGACGAGTCCGGTTGTGGTGTCCCATTGTGCGGTGAGTTCGTTTCCTCTGGCGTCGTCCCATTTGGCGTTCTCTCCGCTGCTTTCGCTTTGGAGCTGGTATCCGCCAGCGCCTCCCAGGTCGAAGTTCGGGTAGCCCAGGCCTCCGTCAATTCCTTCGTCCGAGATGACGGGGGCATATGTGCCCAAGGGAAGGTCAACTGCCTCTCCTTTTTGTGGCC